GACGAAACTGCGATTCAGGCTTACCGCAGGTTTTATGTACCACCTCCACCCTACAAATTGGGTGAGGTGTTGAGTTTGGATGAGCGCCGCAATGCTATTGAGGTGTCTCGCCGTAACCGCGATATTTTGTTGTTGAATCGCGGGCTGAGGGAAGATTCCCCTCAAGTTGCTTTCTGGGAGAACACTTTACGTTCCCTGGAGCAGGGTTAATTCGAAACTAGATATTTTCTAGGCGCGGACAGACACGCGATCTTGTCTGGTCATTTTGAAAGAAGTTCAAAACAGTAATGAATGTAGATAACGAGCCTGTCATCCATCTTTCTAGTAACAGCGATGACGTAAACCAAATCCTAGACGAGGCATTCGGGAATCCCGAACAGCCGAAGGCAGAGGCCCCCAAGGAGGAGCCCAAGAAGCCCGTCAAGGAATATGTGGCTCCGCAAACGCAAGACGACTTTGACCGCATGGTCGCTGAGCGCATTCGCAGGGTGGAAAACAAATACAAGGACTATGACGAACTCAAGGACCGTGCATCAAAGTACGACAGCCTGGAGGCCGAAAAAGGTTCTGATATCGAGAAGGCCACCCGCCGATATGAGCAGGCCGAGAAGTCTTTGGCGGAATTGCAGGCCAGCATAGCTAAGCGAGACCGAGAAGACTTGGTTCGCGATATTGGCGACGAGTTGGGTCTTCCCGCTAAGTTGCGTGCCCGCGTGCAGGGAGATGACGAGACGGCTATTAGGGCTGATATTTCTGAACTTCTGGATGGGTTGCCAGCGGTTAAATCCGCTCCGGCTGGTCCTCCGGTGAATGCTCCAAAGGAAAAGTTGAAGCTATCAACGAATACTGATGCCGATCCTGAGGTTTCATCGGATGACATTGTGAAGTCGATTCCACGTGGTGGTCTCAACTTCTTCTAGGTTTGAAAAACAATTTCATAGAGATAATTAATTAGGGGGAATCTTCGTGGCTGACCATGAAGTTCTAAAGTCCGACATCATTGTTGATGCCGGTATTAAGTTGCTGCGCCGCGAGCGCACTCTTGGCGCGCTGGTCACTGACCATGGTCTTTCTGACTGGAGCGGTAAGCGCGGCGACACTATTACAATCCGCGTGCCGGGCATTATGAAGGCGCACCAGCGTTTGCTTCGTGCCACGGATCGCACGCTGGTTGAGGACGAGTACACCGAGTACCCGGTCCCGGTGAAGATCGATCAGCACCTTTACCAGGCGCTCGCCATGAAGGATGAGCAGCTGACTCTGGATATTCGGGACTGGTCTCGTCAGATCCTTTACCCGGCTGTTCAGTCGATTGCTGAAAAGAACGAGGCTAACGTTGCAAGCCTGATCGAGACGGCTCCTTACCAGGAAGTCATCACTATCGATCCGACCGACACGTTTAAGGCGTTCTCGACTGCTACTCAGCGTCTCGGGGAGACCAATGTTCCGCGTCCTGGCCGTGTGCTGGTTGTGGGTTCGGCGGTTGCGACTGCGCTGCGTAATGATCCTCAGTTCCGTCACGCCGATATCTCGGGTGACTCGGCGAACTCGGCTCTGCGTGAGGCGTGGGTGTCTCGTGTCTCGGGCATGAATGTGTTTGAGTCTTCGTGGCTGGCCCAGGACTCTGCGTACGTGTTCCACCCGACCGCGTTCCTGGTTGCTTATGTTGCCCCGCTGGTGCCTCGTGGTGCTGCTTACGGTGACTCGGCTTCGGTGGACGGTATTTCGCTGCGCTTCCTGGCTGACTACAACTACAGCGGCCTTAATGACCGCTATGTGCTGGACACCTACGCGGGCTACAACATCATCGAGGACCCCGATCAGGGCTTCGTGCGTGCTGTGAAGCTGCGTCTGGCTATGACTGGGAACATCGAAGTGGTTTCTGCTGGTGGCGGCACTGTCGCGATGGCTGTCGGCGATACGTTGCAGCTGAAGATCCGTGACGCTAACGGCGCGCTGATCACCGAGCGTTGCACCTACGTGTCGGGTACTCCGGCCAAGGCCACCGTTACTGCTGGCCCCGGCTACGAGAATGGCGGTCTGATCACTGCTGTGGCTGCCGGTACTTCGGCTATCACTGTCACCTATGCCGGTCCTAGCGGTTCCAAGACCGCGACCGTGAACGTGACGGTCAGCTAGTCGGATGGCGGGTTTGGCGTCGATTGACGAATTACAAACCCTGATGAAAAAGACGTTTACGGGCGATGATCTGACACAGGCACAGCTTGTGTTGGACATCGTTTCGTCGTGGGTGCAGGTCATTGCCAGTAAGGCGTGGCCTGACCCCGATGACGTTCCTTTTGATGTCAAGGGTGTTGTGTTGGCGGCGTCACGTCGTGATCTATTGGCGCCGCCTGACCGCGCTGTTGCGCGAACCATGGGACCGCTACAGGTCCAATTCGCCCCGCCTCCAGAGGGTTTCTTCACTGATGCCGAGTTGGCGATTCTTCGCCGATTCCGGCCCCAAGCCCGCAATGGTGGGCTGCGCACGATCTCCACGACTCGTGGCGAGTATGGGCGTCCGTGGGCGGGGAAGGTTCGGCTCGGTAAGAACGGGCAGCCGTGGACGATCTTCGAATACGGGGATCTCGGCTGGTGGGATGAGTCGGATTGCTGGGACGGTGATCCGTTCGAGTGACCGCATTCTGGGAGTACATGGGGCAGGACGCCGAACAGGTGTCCGTGAAACGAAACGATACCGACCGCACCGGGAAAACAGCGAAGTCTGATGCAGACCCGGTTAGGGGTGTGTTCAGTTGGGGTATCGGCACCAGGTCAAGTGGCCGGTTCAATTCGGGCACTCAGGCCCGCTCCGAGTCGGCGAAAATTTCGCCGCAGCTCTATGTATCTGCGGATTCAGACGTTCAGGCGAGGGACAGCATCATTCGGTCGAATGGTGAAAAGTATCGAGTTGTCGGTCACGCTATTTGGGACGCTGATTTCGTTTACGACTGGGGGGTTAAAGTGTTCCAGCTGGAGTCAGATAATGGCTAACGATCATTTCTTGACCGATGTGAACGTGTATAAGCCGAATAAGGCTTTGGCTGCGATCTTGTCTGGTGCCGAGGGTGGCCTTGAGGGGTTTCTTTTGGTGCAGGCCGAGAAGGTGAAGCTGGCCTATCAGGCGAAGGTGGCGAAAAAGACGGGGCGTTTGTCCGAGTCGGCTTCCGCTTCCGTTGAGATTGGTGGCCATCTGGAGGACCGCTTGGTCGGCAAGGTCACGGTTGGGCCTGTCGAAAACAAGGGCTTCTTTTACGGCAACCTGCACGAGTACGGGTCTAAGTCGCAGGCTGAGGAGTATCCGGGTGCGCGGGATCTGCGTGAGGTTATGCATGAGCTGTATGGGGGTGAGAGGTGACCCTTCCTGCCTACATACCCGCTTGGTTTGAAGATAACTTTTTCGATATCGAGCGGCTTATGATGAACATGTTTGACCAGTTAGCGCCGGATGTTTCGTTTGCTTGCTGGAAGTGGAATGCGTGGATTGACGGCGAGGACGCCGGGCCTGCCGTGTTTTTCTACAAGATGCCTGGCGGTGCGGTGGATTGGCAGCAGCAGCGGGAGCACCATTTGGTGCAGGCTATCGCTGTCACTCAGGACCCGGACGAATCGAAAGCCCTGATGTCATTTGTTCGGGGGGTGCTTTTGTCCCTGGATGATGGGGCGAAAGTAAAAGATCACAACGGCGATACCGCACAAATCTTTGAGACGTGCGAAAAAGCTGCCCCGTTCATGATATCCGATCAGGACCGTGCAGATGACCGGGTTGTTCCGGCCACCTTTCTGGTATCCACCAATTTGAAGTCCCGTAAACGCTATGCGGATATGGTTCGCGCTCTCTAGGGCGTAGTTCAACAACTAAATAAAGGGAGAGGGGGGCGATTGGACTGCCTGGACTGCGGTGGACAAGAAGCGAGAAATCGCGGCCTGTGTAAGAAGTGTTATTCGCACCATTACTACCGCAGAACGCTTGATCAAATCGCATTGCCTCCGAATAGGAGGCGCCCTCCGAAACCGCTGGGGTATAGGCGTGTAGATGGCCAGGACGGGTATGCCCGCGTAAAGATTGAAGACGGATTCGTCAAAGAGCATCGTTTGGTAATGGAGCACTTGCTTGGTAGAGAATTACTGCCAAGTGAGAGCGTCCATCATAAAAACGGGATACGTGACGATAACCGTCCGGAAAACCTTGAGCTATGGGTCTCCCATCAACCTTCGGGTCAGAGGGTGCAAGACCTAATTGACTACCTGGTCGAAAATCATTTTAACGCTGTGGCGCGTGCCGTCGCAGAAAAGGAAAACTGAATATGGATTTTTACTCTATCAAGGACCCGCGCCCTGATTTGGTGCTGGCTCCTCTTAACCTGATCGCGCTTTTCGCGCCGATTGATGCGACCCCGGCAACGACTCTTGAGTCTCCTACCGATGGTTCGCTTGATGTTCCGGTGGCTTACAAGTCGCTGGGGCACTTCGAAAAGAAGGCCGGTGTGGGTATCGGCAACGAATTCGATTCGAAGGACATTGAGGCTTACGGCGAGCCGGAGCCTATTCGTATCATCAAGAACAAGCGCACCACCTCGTTTGAGGTTTCTCTGTTTGAGAACAGCCTTGATGTGCTGGGTATTGTTTGGACCGAGGATTTCTCTGATGTTACCCCGTCTGAGTTCGGTGGTGTGGTTCTGCCTGCCCCGAAGCAGCCTAAGAATATTTTCTACCGCTGCATTCTGTTGGGTCTTGATGACCGTAATGACCGTGAGGTTTGGGTTTACTGGCTGCTGCCGAAGGTTCAGCTGGACAAGGTTGATAACCAGACCCTGAATGACGACAACGTTATCGAATACAAGGTGACGATGAAGGCGTTCAAGGACCCGGTTCTGGGCTACTCTGTTGCTCAGGGATTCGCTGGTCCGGGCTGGCGTGACATTGTGCATCTGGCGCGTTTCGGGCAGGAGTTGACTTCGATCAACGCTACTCCGGCTTCGCCGTCTGTGACTGTCTCCGCTGGCGCTTCGCACACTGTGCAGCTGGTGGTTGAGGGCAACAATGGCATCAACTACACGCCGGATTGCACTTTTGTGTCGTCTGATCCGACTAAGGCCACTGTGTCTTCGTCTGGTCTGATCACGGGTGTCGCTACTGGTTCGACCACTGTCACCGTGACTAAGGGGTCGTTGACTGACACCGTTTCGGTAACTGTCACAAGCTAGTTGTGAGAAGGGGTGGGGGTTTAACAGCTCCCACCCCTATCAACATTTCTACACTATAAGGGGAAACATTTTATGGCTACTCGTCGCAAGCCTACTACGGCGACCAAGTTTGATGAGATTCTGGCTTCTGCCGCTGGGCCGGAACCGATTGTTTTGGATGGCGGCAATGTTGTTGCGGAGGCTCCTACCGTTGCGCAGCTGGGAGAGTTGCAGACTGCCGAGTCGGATGATGATGCCCGCAAGATTATGTTTGGTGACGACGCCGAAAAGGCTATCGCATACTTCAAGGCGAAGCCCGCGCATGTGTGGGTGGCGTTCCTGAAGATGTATTTCGATCACTGGACAAATTTCACTGAACTGGGAAAATAGTTGAGGTCGCGGAACTAGTCAACCGGTACTGGTCCGCGATTCTCTGGGACTTCCAGGGCAGAAACATCAACCCGTGCGAGTATTTCACCGATCCGCTGCGCCGATGGGAAGACTTTCAGGCGCTCTACGGGTATTTCGCGCAGAGGTCGGGCTCCGCTATCCAGGCGGCTGTTTTCAATGATCC